GGGAAACTAGAATGGCGGCTGACGTAACCGCGTTTGACGCAAACGTGCCGAATATAATTTATTATATCTTGACACGGTGCGCCGAACTAGGTTTTCAAGGGACAGTGCCTAATGCCGCGAGCGTACTTAGGGCGAAGTACGCAGCGATGCAGGATGCCATCATCGTCGATCTTGATTCTGGGGAAGAACTAAGGAAGACGCGTGGTGGTGGGACTGGTCAGTCCGCAACCAGTTGGGATAACACCTGGGGTATGCGTGCTATTATGATCCTCTTGTGGTCATTAGAGACCGGGAAAAGTCCGATGGACTTCTACAAGACTAATAGTGTACATAACACAGGCGATGACAACATCTGGGGGACGGATGACAACCTTGATTTCGACAATATCTCGAAAATGGCTAAAACCCTTCTTGGCCTCGACCTCCGAATTGAAGGGAGAGAGGTCATGGAAGGGCTAAAATATTTGGGCAAGCGACCGATCCGAGGAGCAAGCGTCATGAGCGAAATTTTGCGGGTCCAGCCGGTTATACCGGACTGGACCGCACGAATAGATCGTGAACAATTGTTAACTCGTCGGTCGGCCGTAATCGCCCTAAAGAGCGGGGCGGCACCCCGTGAATACTATGCACACCGCATTGAGCGAACTATTGGTCATGCACAGCTATGTGCGTTTGACCAAGAGTTGTATTCAATGTTGGCACACGAGTATATGGACGAGGTGACACGCTACTGCAGAATTCGCCGTGACCCATTACAGTTTGAAATAAAACGTAATGAGTCAGGGTGGATAGAGACAGTGCGTGCGCTAGAGCCAGCCAATATGAGCAAAGGGATTGCGAGTAAATTCCACTCTCTGACAAGGGGGAGTATGAGATTTCCAACTTACCAAGAGGTACTAGAGATTCATCTCAAAGTACGTCCTGGAGAAAAACCCTTAAGCCCATATCTAACTGCACATGTGACACCATCAACCGAACATTATATCCGTGAGGGTTTCCTAAGCTTTCGACGGGGAGTGCATAAATGGCTTCCCGACTCGATTTTAAGACTAGCCCCTCAAAACCGAGGGGCGCCGATCTCTGCGCTGGTCACGATGCGCGGATTTCCGGTGGAAAAGTTTGTGTACCGAACTATGCAAACAAGAACAGATACGATAACTCAGGGTGAGTTTGCAGCGACACTAAGGTTAAGCCCTTATGCCGCGGCAACAGACCCAGTAGGTTTTTGGTGGTGGCTAGAGATCGCTGGTATGCGTGCCCGTCTAGACGAGGTGCCAATCCGACGGCTGAAAGGTAGAATGGTATTGGTGACAATACTATACTTCCTCATCACTTTTGGATTTGAGCGCCTCAGAAAGACGCGTTGGCTAGGTCTACTGATCGAAGGGTGGTTGATATACACCCAAGACAGCAGTAGAATCTACGCCAGTGCTAACACGCTATACTGGTTAGACACGGGAACGAGCTCGTCGGCTATAAGCTCGCTCATGCCTAAAGATCCCTACGCCACACACAAAGTGTGGGCCGTGAGTCTTAGCGCGATAATCCCTGATGTGTTGTGCGATTTAATTGGTCTAATCGCACCAACACAATTAGGATCACTGATTGCCACAATAGTGAGTCGGTTGAGCACCATCACCTTGTGGCGTGATGTAGATGTATCACGAAAAAATATCACGTTCAATGCTTGGGAGAGTCATATAGATGAAGTCTGGGAGGAGATCATAACCCACCAGAGTGAAGGAATACTCATTCAAGCGCCAACAGCGACCGGAAAATCCACAGGATTTCTGGCGGCTGTCAAAAATAAAATCACCGGGAGAGTATGGCTAGTAGTCCCACGGCGAGTTCTTAGAGATGGTTATGACAACCCTTGGTGGGCCGCAAACGACATCATCCGGTTGTCCGCGAAAACACGAGACACAGGTCAAGGCCTGGTCGTGTTAACTTATGGACACCTATTGATGCGGTTACGAGAAAATGTGGGGCCCACCGAAGGCGATGCGATCGCCTTAGATGAGTTCCATGAAAACCAAGCCCAAATGGGG